GCCCCTTGTAACTTTAAACTCCAAAAGTCACAACTCAGTTGTTTTGTATCCTCATCATCATATTGAATACAAAAACGTTTTTTAACTATCTTGCTATTATGTTCATCTGCATACCGTTCCAACTCAACTTCTACTTTTCTTTTTTCTACATCAAATAACGCTTTCTCTCTTGTCAGAAAGACGTTTCCAAATTCCCATCTTTCGTTATCTGCAACTGTATCTTGCCATGTACTACATTCAACACATCCACGACTATTGGCAAAAAAATACTCTTGCCTACACTTTGGTTTCTTTACCTTTACATCCTGTTTCTTGTCTGGTTCTTTTCCATTCATTTTCTCAACAAGTCTGTAAAACTCTTTTTCTTCTGCTTCTGTTAGATTTTTAATTCCCATTTTATCCACTTCCTTTTTTCTATACTTCTAATCAATTTCTGCGATACTTTCTACGAAGCAGTTGTAGTAAATATATCTCTTACCTTTGTAGTCAAACTTGACATATCCACCGTCATTTGTATCAATGTCAATTTTCCCTTTATATTCAGCAATCTTTTTACCATCTGCTGTATATACTGTAATGACTCTTTTCATACCGCCATTCCAATTGCTTTTCATATCAACAACTTCTCTTTTGAATCCTGCGGTACATCCTGTCATTGATCCTAAACAAATCGTTGCTCCTAAAACTGTTGCTAAAATTTTCTTTCTCATTTATTTCTCTCCTTCTTCCTTATAATAGTATCCATACAAGCAGCAATCTCCAGAATCCCATGTGTCGTAATAACAACCGTCTGAAATTGCAACTACATGATTCGCAACATTTACCAAGTAATTGCCTTGTTTATGATCTTTTGCAAAACTTTCAACTGTTGGTCGTTTAGATCCTTTTCGGTTGCTAATACCTTGATAAGCAAATCCATTATCGAATAAATATTCTTCGTAACATTTTCGCTCTGATGGCATACACTGCATGTCTCTTGCATATGGTAATAAATCATCAAATGTTGCTAACCATTCTTTAGCAAGCACTTTTGTTAATGCTCTGATCACGCAATCTGAATGATTGTCTTTTGTATCTTTATCGTTTGGTTGATAATATCTGTAAATTTTATTTGACATTTTCTCGCTCCTTCATATTTCATTTCTTAAAGTTTATCTCTCATTTGTTGAATATAATATACCACTTCTTGAATATACTGTCAATACAAAATATTCAACTTCTTGAACATTTTATTTTACATCCTGTATGTAATATGCTACAATATAGATGTGGAGGTATATCATATGATAAGTTATAAACCGCTTTTCGTAACTTTAGCAAAAAAGGGTATGACAAAATCTGATTTACGAACCGCTTTAAATATGGGGTCTGGTACAATTGCCAAGATGGCAAAGAATCAGTATATCAGTCTCGAAAACATTGACAAAATTTGCTTATATCTTGATTGCAAAGTTGAAGATGTTATCGAGGTCATACCAAACGATTAATCAAAAAGACTTTGACCATTTAGGTTAAGGTCTTTTTTAGTGGAAACAACAGGGATCGAACCTGTGTCGGCAATTTATATGTGATGAAAATTAAAATGTAAATAAATAAAATACTTATATGGAGGTAGAAAAATGAATGTTTATGTATTGCCTGCTCTACCAACTGAGCTATGTTTCCATGACTGGCATTGTATTTCAAATGCCAGTTTTATGTTTGTGAAATTAATTTTTTATAAATGAGCCTATCCGCTATTTACGAGCGTTTTTCATCTGATCTAATATGGCTTTAGCTTCATACTGTCGCTCTTCTTGCTCCATATGATAATCCAATGTTTCTGCACTAGATTCATACGCAATGGTAACACCTTTGGCTTGTTCGCTAAGTTTCTTTGCTCCTTCTCGAACCTCTTCCAAGCCTTCCTGAGCAGCATTTGAACTATTGTATTGATCTAAATTTTTCTGCAATTCTGCAATCTGCTGATCTGCCTCCATCTGGAGAACTACAGTGTCTTTTTCGCCTTTTAGTTTAATAAGCTGATCATATGCTTGGTTTTTAATTTCTTCTTGCTTATCTTTTGTTGCTTGCAACTCTGGGATCTTCTTTTCGTACACTGATTTCTGTGCCTTTAACGTGGCTAATTTTTGAGCATAATACATTGCTTTTTTATCATCATTGTTATCAAGATACTGGTTGATCATTACCTCGGTTTTAGAAATTTCTTCTTTTGTTTCTTTAAGGTCATCTTCCATTGTTGCCAATCGACCAGCTACCATTGTGTATGTACCCATTGTTTTCTGGTAGAAGTCCTGCTTGTCTTTAATTGCAGTATTATATCTGGCTCTTGCTCCCTCTGGGGTCATTGCATTTTCTTTGATTTTCTCTGTAACTGTTCCAGATGCTACATTTTTAATCTGCTTTCCATTTTTAGTAAATTGTAAATATGCGATAATCGCTACAATTACACAAATAATAATAATTGTCATAATAATTTCTCCTATTAGAACTCACGGTAATCTGCTGGCTCTGGTGTTCCAAGATTTTCATTATCTGTAAATTCTACTTCTTTATCTTCAGAAACAAAATCTTTTAACATCTTTGCAAGATCAACACCTGTAGATCCTTTAACACCATCTGATACCTGATTCACAACATTCATAATATCTTTTGTTAATTTTGTTGTGTTTCCTTCTCCATACATAGTGATACTTCCTACATTTCCTAATGGTGCGGCTGCATTTTTAACTGCTTCTGGGAACATCTGGCACATCATTTCTACAATAGAAGCTTTACCCATCTGTTTCATAGCTTCTGCTTTCTTTTCAATTGCTTCTGCTTCAGCAATACCTTTAGCTTTGATTGCCTCGGCTTCTGCTACACCCTTTGCACGAATACCTTCAGCTTCCTGCTCCATAGCATATTTTGTAGATTCAGCTTCTTTTTCTTTAGCATATTTATTAGCTTCAGATTCTTTCTGTCTCTTATATAAGTCTGCATCTGCTCTCTGCTGAGAAGCATATTTTTCAGCTTCTGCTTGTTTCTTAATCTGTGCATCTAATGTCTGCTCTGTTACCTCAACGTCTTTACGTTTCAGTTCAATTTCCTTTTCCTGACGCATAATATTAGCATCCGCAGTTACAACTTCAATTTCTTTACGTGATTTTTCTTCCTGGATCTTATATGCTGCATCTGCCTCAGCTTTCTTTGCTTTTGAAATCTTTTCAAGTTCAGATTTTTTAATCTCCAGATTGTTATTCTTTTCTGCAATCGCTGTTGCTGACTCTACCTTTGCATCATTTGCTTCTTTTTCAGCCATTGCTTTTGCTTTTTCAATATCTCTTTCGCTTTCAGCTCTGGAAATCGCAGCCTTCTTCTTGATTTTAACAACATTATCTACACCAAGATTTTCAATAACATCATTATCATCCATAAAATTCTGAACATTAAAACTGATAATATCTAATCCCATTGCAGCAAGATCTGGCTTCGCATTTTCTGTAACAAGCTGTGCAAATTTCTGACGATCAGAAACCATTTCTTCGAGACTCATCTTTCCAACGATCTCTCGCATATTACCTTCAAGGACTTCTCTTGCGACCTGTCCAATATCGCCTACTGGCTTATTTAAGAAGTTTTCTGCTGCAAGTTTTAATCTTTCTGGATTACTGCTAACCTTTACATTGACCGCTGCATCTACATTGATATTGATATAATCTGCTGTAGGCACAGAGCTTGATGTCTTAACATCAATTGGAATTAACTCAAGATTAAGATGATCTGCTTTTTCAAAGAATGGGATTTTTAACCCTGCCTTACCAATTAATGTCTTAGGTGTCTTTCTAAGTCCAGAAATAATATAAGCTTTATCTGGACTTGCTTTGACATAACCGCTACCGATAATAGCTCCTACGCCACCTACCGCAATAACCACTGGTACCACTGTTCCAATTACTTCAATCATAAATATCTCCTTTGTTATAAAATTTATTTACCACAACACCATATACAGGTGTTATAATCTAGTTACTAAATACATCCGCCACAAGAATTAGTGCGAAAATCCTCTTCGTTGATTGCCTTGAAAATCTGACGCTGAGCATCAATATCTGTTGTAATTTCATCTAACCAATACTTATTAGCCTCAATCCACTCATCTTGTTTCAGTCCGTCATAATATGATTCCCATTCTTCAACCAAGTCCTTGAAATACCATCGCTCATATCTTTTATATGTATTCATAGGTTCTGTACGTAAGTCTTCTGGAATCTTATCGGTAACATCTTTGCCATCAACATAAAGCTTCCATTCTCCAATACAGAGTGCAAACCACGACCTGTCCATTTTGCTTTAATTTCCATATTTAATCATCCAACTCCATTCCCGCCTCGATCCACATGCCAGATATAAATTTAGGCATTGGAGCAAGTTTAAATACATTCTTCTCATGCATTTCATCAATGATCTGTCTCACTGCTTTATCCTTGCATTCACCTGTTCTGATATATTCATCCAACACTTCGTATGTAAATCCAAGATTATCTTCATCTGTCTTACCACATAACCCATCAGTAGGAGTTTTTTCGATTAACTCTGTTGGAAGTCCCAAAACTCTACCAATTGCTTTAACTTCTGTTACAGTCAGATCACTTAATGGGCTAAAATCTCCTGCTCCATCTCCATATCTTGTTGCATACCCAACCCAATCTTCAGAAAGGTTACAGGTATTGGCAACCCTACCATCCATACTCTGTGCAAACGCATATAATGTTGCCATTCGGATACGAGCAGGTAAATTAGTAGCACTCTGCTTACTCCATTTACCATTTAATACGCTTGATACTTCATGCTTGATACTTAAACATGGCTCGTAGATATTAACCGTATAGTTGTCAATTCTTAAGTGATCACATAACATTCTTGAATATTCAATGTCTGACTGATCTCCCTGTGGCATCATAACACCAATAACTCGATCTTTACCTAGTGCTTCGACACATAAGGCAGCGACAACTGATGAATCTTTACCTCCTGAAATTCCTACAATGGCATTACATCCTTTACCATTAATTTCAAACCAATCTCTGATCCACTGCACTAATCTGTCTTTGGTTTCTGCTGCATTAAAACTCATGTTTTATATCTCCTCTCTTAATTCTTGAAATAAGTATTTTTAAGTGTTTATAGACTAAAGGCAAGCCACCTCTGTCATCAATATATACATTTGCATATGTCTTGCGACCTCCTACGGGAACTGAACTGTCACAGTTGATACCTTTATATTTAATCTTATAATTCTGTAAATAATTTGCGATCATATCATATTTGTCTGATCCATTACCTGTCAGAATAATCACTTCAGAATAATCTTCCCATTCTCGAAGCAAATTCATCACATCGTCATAAGTTCTACCAACTTTGTGAAAATCATATAATGTATCATCAAAATCTACACAGAAAATTAATTTTCCATATTTTTTAAATTCATCTTCAAGTCGCTGATAGCAATGGTCTTCATCTAAGTAAAAATCCATTAAAATTCTCCTTCGTTTAAAACTCTTCTAATTTCCTGTAATGACTGTTCTTTTATCAATTTGCCATCTCTAAATACTGTCTCAAGCAGATTATTCATTGGAAGATTTTCTGAAGTATATCCATCTTTAAATGTCAATTTACCGTCTGATCCTTTATAGACATAACATAAACCTCTCTGAGATTTCTTAAATCCGCCATCTTTTGGATTCTTAAAAATTGGATATGGTTTACCATTAATCTCACAATATGTTGCTTTGATACAACTGCTAAATGTATCTCTTGTAAATGGTTTTAAAACTCCATCTTCTTCGATGCACTGGAATGAGAATGATCCAACGCCAAGTGCAACATTGCTTGCTGCGAATCCATTTTTCTCTAAAATGTCATAAATCTGCTCACATCTCTGCACTGTAATTGAATCTCCGTAAATTGCTTTTACATGAGGATCTAATACTTTATATCCTTTGGTATTTGTAGTTCCACCAAACTCTTCCCATAATTTGAATACTGTTCTGGTTACTACATCTACACAATCTCCTGAGTCCCCTCTGACAAGAAGGCACCCGTTATGATTCATAATCTCATTTTTAAGCTTTGGAAGAATATTTCCTACAACATTCCAATAATCATATGAATCTAACACTGCTGAGAAACTTGTATTTGGATAAATCTCTGTCAGTAATCTCTTAATTAATGTTTCTTCATCTCCATCAATTGCATAATTGCTACAAACTACTGCATGTTCCGTTGACGGGCTACCAAAAGCAACTGGTTCTTTCGTACAATCACAGTTATAATTTCTCTCTAAATATGGAATTGTTGGAACTGTTGCTGTATTCAAGAATGATAAACACCATCCTGCCCCTGCTTTAACCGCAGACTGTAAACATTCTTCTCCACGAAAATCGAAAGCCCCTAATGCTTTAGATTTTGGAATATCGTCATCACAAGTCATTTCATAGAACTTGTTAACAATCTGTCTGTATGTATGTCCAACAGTTGCAGCGATCATCGGATGCCACATTTCTGCGGAAATTAAACTTTCTAATGCCTGTGGTAACCATGCAAAATCTTTGTGAGTATTCTCAATACTAAACATCGGCACATGCATTGGTACTAAAGTTCCTTCAGGAAGAGCCTTAATCTCAATTGGAAGATAGCCAAGATCATATAAATCTTCGATTTTCTGTAATCCATATGTACCTTTTCCAAGAGCTGCATCCATTACTGTCTTATAAGTACCAATTGCTTTGTTTCTATATTCAAAGAAAAAATACTCATTAAAATAATCGACCAAATACTCTTTAATGAATCCTTGTAATCCAAACATGGCTACTTCATTCCATCGTTTTACTCTGCTCATACGTGGAGTAAAATAAGAAACAGATTTTGTAATACCTTTTGGTAACATTTCAGCATGAACTGCTTTATAAAAATCAATTAATAACATTGGATTTGTTTGTTTCATAAATCTAACACCTCAACTTTCTCATGTTCTTTCGTAAAAATACTACGTGTTGTAAATACTTTTTTAAACAAACTATCTTCCTTTAGTAATTCGCCATCAAGAATTGTGTTTTCACAGTGAGTAACGTACAAATACATATCTTTACAACCGTATTTGTTTAATTCTTTTGATCCGTAGTAGAATGTGCCACCTTTGCTACAAATATCATCAATCATTAGAATTGCTGTATTCTCATCTAATTTATCTGTATCTCCATGAATCTCAATACCAAGAATTTCTCCTGTCTTCCAATCACGATTTTTAATTCCATAGACAATCGGATAATCATCTGATACAAATTCAGAATATCTTTTTAGTGATCCGCTATCTGGGAAATAAATTACGAGATTTCTTGATGGCTCTGCTTTAAGGACTTTGTTACAAGTTTGTGTGATATATGATGCTCCACGGATTACTTCTACATGATCAATCAGTGCAGTCGATACATCGGAATGCGGATCAGTTACAATAACTCTTACGAACCCAAGACTATTAATAATTTGTGCAAAATATTTTAAAGTAAAGCATTCGTTTGAATATTTGACCCTATCAAATCTTGCATTTGGTATGTATGGCATCATTAAATCTTGTTGTAATTGTGGAAAATGTTCTCTAATATTTTTAGAAATACAATATAACGAAAACAACTCTTTGTCTGATTCGTATAGCCAAGTAATATATACTGTCTTATTTTCTGTAATCTCTCGATACATCACCTCTAACTGTAAATCAATTTTCTGTGTTCCGTCTGGGAAAGTCTCTGGAACAACTGGTACATCACCAATGCTAATCATCCTTCATCACTCCTTTACTCATTGATTACTTCAATCTGACACATCTTCATTGCTTCAAGTGCGTTCTTATGACTTTCTGGTGTCACACCCGCACAACAAGATGCATCTACGATAATCTTTGCTTCTGGTAACGCTGCTTTTAATAACATTGCGTTTGAAATTACACAAATATCTGTACAAAGACCGATTAAGGTAATTTCAACATCTTCTGGATGAGACCGACCATCTTCACCGAATTCATCAGAACAATCGTCCATAAGTTCTAATGACCCAAATGTTTCTTTACAATAGTTCTCAAGAAGCCAAATAGCATTTTCTTGCTTGTCATTGCGACAAAACATCTCTGACGATAATAATGCCTTTCTAACTTCTTCATTTAAATGCCATCCATCTTCTCCGCAGATGCAATGCTTTACTGGAAGATTCTTTCCTTCCTGTGTAGATAAATAATTTTCATCGTGTGTGTCCATTGTTGCAACAATAATGCCATCAAAATTTTTAATTTTCTCAATTACTTTTGGAACAATCTCCTGTGCTTCTTTGGTTCCAAGGCTTCCGTCGATGAAATCATTCTGCATATCGACGACAACCAATAATTTATTAACGTCCATTGTTTTCTCCTTCCATTAAATTACTGTTTTATTAATCAAATAATCCATACCCAAAGTGCTGTCTCAGTTCATCATTCCAACTATTAATCGATTCAACTTTTGGCTCTTGGACAAGCTTATATCGAAAATCTTCAGGCATAGACAGTGCGATAAAATTCATAATAAGTTTTGCACAATCTTTCCTTTCTTCAATATAATACACGCCATCTTCTTTATAGAAATCAACCTCTTTAAAACACCCAGAATTATTTAAAATTTCAAATGCTGTTTCGCTCATTTCTGATTCTTGATACTCTGTCCAAATCAGTCTCTCACTTCTATAACCAAGACCTAGACCCGTATAATCTTCATTGTAATTAAAAGCTACTCCTAGCTTTTTACAACTGTCTTTATACGCTTGTCGAATTTTATGAATATCATAGTTACAATCAAATAAAAAACTTTCTGATATTTTATGCCCATCTTCCGACCAGTCGCCTAATTCTAATTTATAAATCATTCCAGTCTCCTTTCTTTAAGCACCCACCCGTCAAATATGACGGGCAGGTGTATCATCTTAATCTTCTAAAGAATCAATCATCGCACGTAATTCTGCTTCTGACATCTTCTCAATAGCCTCATCCTGTTTCTTGGAAAGAGCATCAATATACTTTCTCTGTGTCAGTTTCTTATTAATACGTTCCTTCTCGGCAAGTTTCTCTTTACGTTTTGTTGTAAAGATATACTTCACAATACCAATCGCAGCCGTTAATTTTGGATCAACATTTGCATCATCCAACAGACTTTCTTCTGAAGATTTAACTTCCTGATCTTTCAAATTTTTATAAACCACGTCTAAATCTTTATCGGATAAATCCCATAAATCTTCTACGGATAACTCACCTTTTGTAGATGGGAATCTCATTTTGTTTCTAGTTGCCATTTCAAATAAGTTTTCTGTTGTCATAATTCAATCTCCTTTATATTAAAATTTAATTTTAAGAACTCTTTCTGTTGCACCTTTGACTTTGACGATCACATCATCTCGTTTTGTAGAACTGAAACCAATTCCTGATAACTGGTTTGGATCATCTGCGACATGCATTTTACTTCCTAAAGCCTCGAATACTCTCTTGTGCTGTACTAATTCCTGCTTCAAAAACTCATTGAAGAATCCATTTGGAGTATCTTCATTCACACATCCGTTTAACATGAACAGATAATGTTTATGCCCAATACCTGTCTGTTCGTCCCAATAGTTAGGTGAATAACACATTACTGTTACTGGCACAAACTGATTTGTATTGATTCCCCAGATTTCTCTTGAAGATGTTGTTGATGGAAGTTTTTCTTTGATTGTGAACACTCCATCTTTTAATGTAACTGTAGCTACTGGTACGTTCTGTCCCTGTCGTAAAGGCTGATCGTATTCAAATTCATAAATCTGACCATCAAATTCAATCTCTGCTGTAAATCCTGATGTACCGTTGCTATGGCAATAATTGTGTACGAAAAATTCATAATCTCCGTCAACCATTTCAGATTTATCCGCCCATGTGATATTTTCTACGGCAGGTTTGCCTTTTTTTGGATTAATTACATCAACATCAAGTCTGCCTTGTGTTTTAGAATCAACCATATGACTAAAGAAAATATGCTGACAAGGTGTTTTACAATGTGCGTCAAAGTCATCTCTGTTCCAATCTTTTCCTGCGTTCCACTGAATTGAAAATCTTAAGACTCCATCGACTGCTCCGCCTGCGTTTTTAACTCTTTCTTTCATTTCACTGTCTGTCATATTTCCTGAGTATGCCCAACTAAAAGGATTACTCCACTTCATCATGTTTTTAGCATCTTTATTTACAGGTGCGATCAGTGAGACCATGTTCTTCTTATGTCGATTTTCAAATAAAACTTCTAATTCTTTTGCTGTTGGTAGAACATCTGATACAAATTTATCTGCACTTATCTCTTCTACTTTAGAGAATTTCTTAGGATTTACAGCGACTTCCTTACTCATTTCATCAAAAATATCTAAGCCACCTTGAATACGTGGTGCTGCATCACGATTACAAAACAGAATATTATTCACTGTGATATCATCAAGTCTTGCAAACCTACGCTGTAATGAATCCATATATCCTAAATTGGTTACAGTTTTCTTTGCATCCTCAAGCATTTTCTTTGTAAAAATTGCCTTTGGTCGTTTGTAATTTGCAGGAGCTACAACATTTTCATAAGCTTTTACTGCATTATCTAAATCCATACCTTCGCTGATATTCACAAGTAATGTACCGATACTATGGTTTCTAATACGACCAATTACATCTCCAATCGTCATGGCTTTTGTCCATGTGTATGTATCTTTTTCTCCATCAGACAAACCGTTGTATTCTCGCTGATATTTTCTAAAATCTTTTAATACTCTTTCCCATTCCTGTCCTCTATAAAGAGTATTTGAAGCAATCAGTTCTAACACTGTATCAACAGCTTCTTCTGTGATTTCATCAAGTGATCTTTTGAACACATTCTTTCGATCTCTAACTTTTGCTTTTACTGTAGGAATATCGGATTTTCTTTCCAATAATCTTTCTGGAATCGGTGTATACATATGAGTCCATTTGATAATTTGCTTATCCTCTGTATACTCATTTGTGGTTTTTGTACCAACTGTATTTGTAAAATGTCTCCAAATATCTTTAATTGGCTTTGATTCTACATATGTTCGTAAAGCATCAACTACTGGCTGAAATACGGCATCCTCAGTATCAATTTCCCAAATTGTATGAATCTTGCCGTCAACAATTGCCACAGCTCCACCGATTGTTTTAATAAAGTTACGGCAATGACCACAGTCATATTCTCGTCGCTTGCGATACATCTTATTAGTTCCTTCAGGAAAACTGCTCAGATATACTTCCCACAGCACATCTTTATCAATATCAGTTTCATACAATGTAGAATTGTTTTTCTCTACATAGTCGAGCATTTTATTTAAACGCTCTGACAATTTGTTTAAAAAATTGCTCCAGTTTTCATTCATTGGTGTGCACATAATTTATCTCCTTTTTTATGTATTATTTAATTGCTACAAAAATTTCATCGTTCTTGTTACCATTCACATAAATTTCTTTACCCTTAAGTTCTGGAAAATATTTCTTGGCAAGTTTTTTGAATTCATTAACATATTTCATATCACAGTTTTTGTAAATCAGTTTACCCGCAACACAACCACCTGAAAGCAAACCTATTCTTCTTAAGAACTTCGCATGAGGTAAACCTTTTCTTTCCTCTTCTCTCTTCTTGTCATTCTCAAGAATTTTTTCTAATTTACATAAGTTTTCTGTCACTTCAATGCAACTGCTTGGATATTTCACATATTTATTTGTCCAAAAATCAACTGCGTCATGAGCATCTGCGTTGCCAAACAGGTATTTTAATACGCAAGTCTTGAAACCTTCTTCTCTGTTAAATCTGTCGAATCTGCTTGTATAAGCAACAGTTTCAGTACCACAGTTCCAAACCACCTTAACCATACCTCTGTAAAATTTAGCCTTAGTTACTGGTTTACCACCTCTTTCGAGTGGCTTACCATTACTATCTAAAATAGGTTCCCTAACTGTCATCTCTTTGTCTACATAAATAACTTTTTTGATTTTGTCTTTTAATTTTTCTGTATTCATATCTTTCCCCTCTTCGTTTTCTGTAAGTTCATTCATGATCTCTTCAATTTTTTCTGACTCAAATGTTAAAGTTGCACTCATTTCACCATTCCAATCAATATGTGTTTGTGCATAAGGATTCAACCCACGGTCGTCATGTATCATCCATGATTTCCCTGTGGCTGAAAGCTCACCAACCTCATTCTTTATTGGTTCTGACGTTGCAGTAATTGGTTTTTGCTGATAATGTGGCAGAGCAAACACTCTTCTTTCTGAAAGTGACGGTAAGGTTAATGTATCAACCTGTATTTTGTCGGCTGAAATCGTACCTGTCTGAATCTCAATATCTTCATTCATTGTTCCACGAATAAGCACAACCTGTAGTTCATCTGAAGTTCGAACAACACAATTAATATACCTATATAAATCACCATCAAACCACATCTTATTATTACTATTTATTTTCGTATATATTAAACGATGTAACTCTGTAGCTGTTGGATCAATAGCTTTATCATCTTCCCCAAATACACTACATACAGGCAAAAGTTTTTGAAAGCTCGATCCTCTACTTCTGTTATATTCGACACTTACTACCTTGAAAAGTACATTATCAACATCGGAAAATACTTGTATATAATCTCCAATGCTCAAACGAATTTCATCATCACTATCAAGTCTCTTCCTGTGTCTACCTTTAGTCTGCACCCAAACGCCCGTTTTATTTTCTTCCATTCTTTGTCTCCTCTCTAAGCTGATGCACTCTGTGAGGCAAAGTATTGTGCTAATTTCTTTGCCAAGTATAATTGCCCTTTGCCAGTCACATATGTTTTGGTAATCAACTTGTTTCCATTCTTAGTTTCAACTTCACTTTCTGTTAATTTGAAAATGCCCTGCTTAATATATCTTTCATATGGGGTATTATCTGACATGAGATACCCTTCTTTTCTTAACCACGCAAATAATTTGTTTCTGCCCATATGAATATCTTGATTTTCTTTCTCAAGAAGCTTTGCCATTGTTTTCATATCAACCATTGTTGGTGTGGCACTGACCGTATTGGCAAAATCAACAAGTGGCTTCTGTTTACTGATAACTTCTTCTTTCTGGGCTAATAGTTCATCCTTTTGCTCCAAAGTGTTTTGCATAATATTCAATGCTTTCGCCATGATAGTTAAATCATCATCATCTTTTTCAATTGGAATATATCCGCCCGTCTTACGAATCTGCGGAAGAACTTCTGATGTTACCCAATGCTTGAATTCTTTTGCCTTATCAAGCTTACTTCCAAAGATTAATGCATAAAGTCCTGACTCATTAATAAATGTGAGTCCTCTGTTTGGTACATTTTCTAAGGTCGTGATTTGCGACCTTAGGATTAATTGTTTATCTTCGGCATCTACATGTCTTGCAAGAGCGTCTTTTGTATTTTTGTACTCTAAACATTCAGCAACATCTTTGCCAACAAACCACGGATTATTATCTAAGACCGCTGTGCGGATATTCCCAAATTCTTCATTATTAAACACCAATGTGTTTAATCCTTCATTTACCATATTCTTTTCTTCTGTCATTAAATACCTCCTAAGTTATAATTTTACATTTTAATTTTACACAAATACCTGTGCGAGTCATCATATATAATAAGGAAGAAACTCTACCCAATTATATTCTGGATCAGCTCATAATACTTTGTCCTGCCGACATACGACTTATGTTCTGCATCTTTTAATTCTTTCTTCAAAGTACATATATCTTTCTGATTATCCATGCAATTCTGCATCACTTCTATGTAGCGAATACAATTCTTGATCTTTCTGTGTAATTCTTGTAAGGTTTTAAGATACCCAACAATCACTGCACGTTTCGCAGCATCAATCTTTTTAAACTCAATCGCATGAAGAATATCACTTCTGGCAGAATCGGCATATGATAATGCCTGTTCTAACTCAAACTTCTTTTCTCCTAATTGATCTGAGTCATATGCTAAAAGCCCTACTATAGCTCTTTCCTCAGTCTCTATATTGTCGATCAATGTATTATCACATTCCCAATCCATAAAGCAATTTCCATTACCTTTACGCATTATTTCACTAGATTCCATAGGTTTTCCAACTTTACCTAGCTCAATTTCTCTGGCATGAAATCCGTCTTTCATCCACGTATATTTATGCTTCAAACCTAAAATATGCTTTGCTTGTTTGGAGGTAAATTGAGTAGCTTCAGACTTACGATTATCACGAACGTATTTATTTCTTGCATGATCTCTTTTTACATAGAATTCTCCATTCGTAATTATGTATTTCATACATCACTCCTGTATTTAATTGTAGTTTTTTGGAAAAATTTTCATGTTGACGAACATGTTTAGAATTGTTATAATAATTTTAAGGATATTATTATCCTTATCTATTAAACAATTCTAAATACTTA